AAAACTACTTGATGAACATGAAGTACTGAATATCGTTCAAACCATTTTACGAGATGGTGGTATTAAGGCAAAGATCATTTCTCAGTACATACCTGTTATTAATAAACTTATCAACAAGTATCTTGCCGCGTTTGATCTGTTCGTTGACTTTCAGCTTGACGAAGAGTTTAATGAAGTAATACGTTCAAGGTTCAGAGACAAGTTCACTTATGCTAGTTTTTCCGAAGGTGAGAAACTGCGTATCACATTATCAATTATGTTGGCTTGGAGATCGGTTGCGAAACTCAGATCTTCAGTATCCACTAATCTATTGATACTCGATGAAACTTTAGACGGTGCCTTGGATGGTGTCGGTATTGAAAGTTTAATTGAGACTCTACATGGACTGAATAACGATGACAACATCTTTGTGATATCACATCGTGGTGATCAGTTCGCAGAAAAGTTTGAGAACAACCTCAAGTTTGAGAAGATTAAGAACTTCTCGGAGTTGGCACAATAACCATTGACATTCTCTGTCAAATAGTATATAATGGTTGTTCAAATATAAAAAGGCATTATGGCATTGACTAAATTCTATACATCCGTTGAAAGGTATGGTAATAATATCTTACATCGTGGTTATGAAAACGGTAAACGTTTTTCGTATCGCGTACCTTTTCAACCAACACTATATGTTCATACTCCAAAAGCAGGAGAAGAAGGTTATCGTTCGTTAGAAGGTAACTTACCTGTATCTCCACATAAGTTTGGTGATATGCGTGAAGCAAAGAACTTCATCGAAGAATACAAAGGTGTTCATGGTATGAAGACGTTTGGTTCAACAAATTATGTAACTCAGTTTATTCAAGAAGAGTATCCTGATAAGGTAACCTATGACGTCAGTCAAGTAAATATCGTATCGTTTGATATTGAGGTTGACATCAGTGATGGTTATCCTAATATGGAAACTGCTGATAAGCCTATTACATCAATTGCCTATCATAGTTCTCGAGACGATGTATATTATGTACTCGGTCGTAAAGATTATGATAAGACACAAACTGTAACTGATATTCCTCAAGAAAAGATTGAGTTTGTTTTATTTGATGGTGTTGATGGTGAACGTGCTTTACTTCAATACTTTATGAAACTGTGGACAACTGATTATCCTGATATCGTTACAGGTTGGAACGTTGAGTACTTTGATATTCAATACATCGTAACTCGTATCATAGCATTACTTGGAGAAGATACTGCAAGACGGTTATCTCCACACAAATCAATCAAACAAAGATCTCGAGAAATTTTCGGTAAAGTCAACTCAACATATTCTATTATGGGTGTTGCTGTTATTGACTATATGGATTGCTTCAAGAAGTTTGGTTATAAGTATGGTCCTCAAGAATCATACAAGTTAGATCATATTGCTTATGTTGTTCTTGGTGAAAAGAAAATTGATTATTCTGAGTATGGTTCTCTAACTGGTTTATGGGATGAGAATCCACAATTATATTTGGACTATAACCTTAAAGATACTCAACTGATTGCTCGTCTCGAAGAAGAGACAGGATTGCTTGCATTGGTTATGACGGTTGCATATGACGGTGGTGTAAACTACGGAGATGCGTTTGGTACTGTTGGTATATGGGAAGCAACCATATATCGTAAACTGATGAAAGACAAAATCGTTCCTCCATTAAAAGGTAGTCCTGGTCAAAGAGCAGGAGATCTTGTAGGTGGTTATGTAAAAGATCCAAAGGTCGGTATGCATCCTTGGGTTGTATCCTTTGACCTTAACTCACTATATCCTCATTTGATGTTACAATATAATATGTCACCAGAAACATATATGCCTGATGATCGTGAATATGTAACTCAAGATATGGTACTCAAAGGTGAATATCAAAATGACCGTGATGGTGTATCCGTTGCTGCCAATGGTGTTTGCTTTTCTAATAAGAAGTTAGGAATCATTCCTGAAATCATTGATGAATATTATAATAACCGTTCAGTTATCAAAAAGCAAATGATTGCTGCTGAACAACAGTTTGAGGTTGAAAAAGATCCTGCTGAACTCAAAAGGTTAAAGCGTGAGATCAACCAATTACATAACTCGCAAATGTCAATTAAGATTGCCATGAACAGTTTGTATGGTGCAACCGCAAACATCTATTTCTTATACTATATTAACGAAATGGCTGAAGCGATTACCACAAGTGGTCAGCTCAGTATTAGATATGCTCAGAAATCAGTGAATGATTACCTAAACAAAATTCTTGGTACTGATGGTGTTGATTACATTATCTATATTGATACCGACTCTATCTATGTTGACTTCGGTCCTCTGATTACAGAAGTATTTGGTACTGTTGATATTGATAAAGACAAAGGTGAAGAGTTCCTTGACCGAGTATGTTCAACAAAAATAGAACAAATCATTGAAGATGGTTATGAAAAGCTTGCAGCTGATCTCGGTACATATCGTAATGCAATGGTAATGAAACGTGAAAAGATTGCCCACCGTGGTATCTTTGTTGCTAAGAAACGATATATTCTAAATACGTTGAACTCTGAAGGTGTACATTATGATACTCCTAAGATATCAGTTACAGGATTGGAATCAGTAAGATCTTCAACTCCTGAAATCTGTCGAGAGAAACTCAAGAAATGTTTTGAAGTAATTATGAACACTGACGAAGTAACAACCCAAGAGTTCATTCGAGATTTCAAAGAAGAGTTTCGTAAGTTAGATCCTATTGCTATCGCAAAGACATCAGGTGTATCTGAACTCAAAAAGTATCAAGAGAAGAGTTCTATATACCGTAAAGGTACTCCAATGCATGTTCGTGGTTCCTTGATGTATAACCATTTCCTTAAAGAAAAAGGACTTGATAAGAAGTTTGAGACGATTCAAGGTGGAGATAAGGTCAAACTATTATATCTGAAAGTACCTAATCCGATTCGTGAAAACGCAATATCGGTTCCAGGCCTTTTACCCAAACAACTTGGACTACATGATTACATTGATACTGAACTTCAGTTTGATAAAGTGTTCCTTAGTCCTATTCAATCAATTCTTGATGCGGTCGGATGGTCAGCTGAAAAGGTAAATACGATTGAAGATTTTTTCAGTTAAACTATTGACATTTAAATTAAACTGTGTTATAATAAACACTATTACAGGAGAAACGCAATGAGCGATGTACAAATTGTAAGACTATCAACCGGAGAAGAGGTTGTAGCAAAAGTGGTATATGATAAAGGATTCTATACATTAACAGATGGAATCTTGTTAGTACCAGCAGGTGAAGGTAAAATTGGAATGGTTCCTTTCGTACCTTATGCCTCAAGAAAACCAATTGCTGTATCTGAACAACACGTTATGTTCGTGGCTGAACCACAAGACGAGTTGAAAAAGCAGGTACTTGAAGCAACAACAGGGATAGCTCTACCAGATAGTGGTGGACTAAAACTAGTATGATAAAGATTTACGGTAAAGACAATTGCGCTTATTGTAAAATGGCAAAACAACTTTGTGAATCTAAAGGTGCTGAATATCAGTACATGCATTTAGGTCTTGATTATTCTCAAGACGAATTTTTTGAAATTTTTCCAACCGCAAGAACTTTTCCTCAGATTATTAAAGACGAAGAAAAGATCGGTGGTTTCGACCAATTAAGGGAATTACTATGAAGAACGTTTTATTAACAACTGCTCTATTAGGAATGACATCAGTCGCAATGGCTGAAGATCGTTTTGCTGATATCAGACCAATTATGAATACTTGTGCTGCCTGTCATGGACCACAAGGACAAGGTGGTATAGGTCCTAAATTACAAGGACAATCTGCTGATGATATTATTGGTAAGTTATTAAAATATAAAGCAGGAGAACAGGTTGGTCCTCAATCTATGTTGATGTGGGGAACAGCAAAAGGTTTAACCGAAGGACAAATTGGTTCTATCGGTGTATATATTTCACAAGGATATCCAAATGAGTAAAGACTGGGTAAAAGACATTAATGAAAT